CTTGGCCAGCAAGAAAGTTACCGATCGGCAAGGAGATGAAAATAGCATGAGAGACTATATCCCGATCGATCCTGATGAAGTACCAGCAACCTTCGACATTGATCTCGAAGGTGATTCTTATACGATGAGTATCAACTATAATAAGACTGGCGATTTTTATACCGTCGATCTATGGGATGGCAGCGGCGATGTGATTATCCTTGGCGAAAAGATGATCATTGGTGTTCCGCTCTTTTCTCAACTGGTTGATTCTCGTGTACCGGTCACAAGTCTCGTTCCGATGGATGAAGCCGGAATTGAAACGAGAGTCTCTGCTTCCAACTTCGGAAGGACGGTATTTCTCTATATCGACGACGTTGGCCCGGATGAAACGCCAGATGATGAGGGTGACATTGGCAACGATAATATGAATGGCGGTGATGACAATGGCGACAGCTAAGCTATATGGCCGGATCATTCATGTGACCGTTCACGTATCCGGCGGTCCGATCACCTTTAAAAATTCGGAATTGGAGATTCGCTTTGAAGTCGATTTTGACGATGATGCCAAGCCGAATTCCAATTTTGCTCAGATTTATAACCTGACGCACGACACCATCAGCCGATTTGCGAAGGGGCAGACCATCAGCATATCAGCTGGATATAAAAGCGATTATGGGCTGCTCTCATCTGGTAAAATCACGAGTATCACGACGAAGTACGATGGTGTGGATAAAATAACAACCCTCAAGTTTAAAGAGGGCGTCGATTATAGCGGCACCAAAGTAACGGCGGCCGTCGCCGATGCTGCCAAAAAGTATTATGTCAAAAAGCGGTACAAGCTTAAGAAACCAGTTTCTACTGCGCATGTTACTAAATATAAGCGCAAGGTAAAAGTCACAAAACGGGTAAATGGTAAGAAAGTGACGACTTATGAGTATCGGACTTACACTCGGTACACGACTTCGACCACGAAATATAAAACGGTTAAGGTAGCCAAGTGGAGGAAGCAGACGATGGTCATTACCTTTAAAAAGGGCATACATGCCAGGCAAATTATCTCGAAGCTGACAAGCATTCTCGGCATTCATCTTGCTGAGTTGAATTTGCCGCGGGATAAAGTCTATACGAGTGGCTACCGCGTAACCGGTAAGATAGAAGATGATCTTGAAAAGGTTGTGGCTGATTGCGATGCAGCTATGTATTGGCGACGCGGCAAGATGGTCATCCGGTCGATAGAAACTGGCAATGATGAGCGCTTTGAGTTGTCTGAAGACACCGGATTGATTAATCCTCCGGAGCAGCTGGATGATGACGACATTAAAGGATGGTCGGTGGATTGTCTGCTTCAACATCGGATCACAACGGCATCAATAATTACCTTGAAGTCGTCGACGGCTAATGGGATCTACAGAGTCCGCGATGGCAAGCATTACTGCGACGGAAGCGACTTTTTCACGGAATTTGAATGCGTATCGAGTGGTGAGTGAAAATGACTCAAAGACATACTAGCAAATTTTTCAGCGGAGAATATTCAGAATCGCTTTTAATTGGCCTGAATACGTTGGCGCCTGGACAGGTCCTGAGCTATGATGCTGGGAATCACAGAGCCAATATTCAGCCGCTGTTTATGCAGAAAAGCAAAGAAGGATCGCTTTACAAGCAGTCAGTTATCGAGGGGGCACCAGTCCTGAAACATGTCGAATCAGACATTTCAGAGGGGTGCTTAGTTTTTTATGTTTGCGCCCAGCGATCGCTCGAAAATCTTAACGGTACTCAGCTAATTGATCCAGACTCGCACAAGTTTTTCGATGGGAAGGATGCCGTGATCGTGGGGGTGTTTGATGGATGAGGGGATTGAAACTTGTGGACGGTGACCTGATTTTTGACTCAAATAGAGAACTATCGATGATTGAAGGATTGGACGAAATCGCCCAGTCCCTTTTTATTATCGTCCAAACACGACTAGGCGAATTTTACCTAGATGAGACAGTCGGAACTGATCACAGTGCGCTCCTTGCCAAACAGTTTGACGAGGATGCGGCACACGATGCGATTGTCGAGGCATTGATGGAAGATAACCGGGTGGAGGAAGTCACGGATATACAATTTACTCAGACCGGGCGGACGTTGGGTGTCAGCTTCTCAGTGCAGACGACAACAGGCGATCCGGTCACTGTGAATAATGTCTCAATAGACGGGGGTGATGATAGTGCTTGATGAAAACGGTTTTGTGAAAAAAGAATACGCCGATATCCTCGATGATATGACGGCGAAAGCACAGCAGTTATTTGGGGCTGACATCAATACATCGGCTAGCACGCCGCTAGGCATCATTATGCGGATATTCGCCTGGTTTCTATCGATCTGTTGGGATACTGCCGAACTTGTTTATAATAGTGGATTCGTTAATAAGGCCGAGGGCGTGCAGTTGGACAACCTCGGGAGCAATTCGGGCTTGCAGCGCAACCCGGCCGCTCATTCGTATGTTGAGCTCTCATTTACTGGGGTTCCGGGGACAGTCATCGAGACAGAAACGGAGTTTTCCACAGCAGACGATGCGCACTTTCTCCTAATTGAGGATGTGACGCTCGATGCGAATGGAAACGGGTATGGTCAAGCAACTTCGGAGGATATGGGCGCTTATACGAATGTCGGGGCCGGAACAATTATTGAACAAGTGGCTCCGGATGACAGCATTACAAGTGTCACTAATCCGGAAGCAGCATCGGGCGGTGCCGACCAGGAGGATGACTTCTCCTTCCGAAACCGAATGATTGCGGCGAGTGAAGGTAGCGGAACTGCGACACAAAATGCGATTATCAGCGCTTTACTCACAGTTAGCGGTGTCCGATCGGCGGCAATCGTCACTAACCGTACGATGCAGACGGACAGTGCTGGCAATCCTCCGAAAAGTGTCCATACCTACGTGCTTGGCGGCACAGCGGAAGAAGTGGCACAGGCATTGTTTAACAGCGTCAGCGCAGGAACAGAGACGGTCGGCTCACAGCAAGTATCTATTGCTGATTTATCTGGAAATACGCACACAATTAGTTTCGACTTCGCGGCTGAGGTTCAAGTCTATATCAAAGCGGTGCTCACCACGAATTCCGCCTTTCCGGCCGATGGCGTGCAACAAGTACAGAATTACATCGCTCAGTATATCGGCGGTGTGGACAATGACGGAGTTGATAATATCGGTTTAGGAATGAATCAAGATGTGCGATTGTCACGCTTGTTCGGCGCAGTTTACATGGTGGACGGCATTGACGACGTGGCGATTACGATCGGGAAAACTCCAGCAAGCCTGAGCGAGAACAATATTGCTATTGGTCCGCAACAAGTTGCACAGACGGCCGTCGGGCAGATCGAAGTGGATGTCAATGCTTAAAAGCTTCCTTAGCGTGTTGTTTGACGTATTTAGTAAACTATCAACGTCGAACATCGGCAAACTGTTTTCAATAGTCAGCGACGAAAGCGATGATCTGCATACCACGCTTAATACTATCCAGGATTGGCGAGCGATTGATAACGCGGCCGGAACTACACTAGACGATATCGGCGACGACATCAATCAGCCTCGAGGCCGTGCAACAGATGAAATTTACCGGATCATGCTAAAAGCAAAGTTGGTTCGCGGAGATTCCGACGGAACCTATAACAAGATTATTGATTCCCTGGCAAAGACGATTAATTGCCCGCCGTCTGATATCACCGTCATGTCGAGTGTGGAGCAGGGCGAAGGCGAACCGATGGCGATCGTCGTCGATAAGGCTCCCCTGGGCGAACTCAACCGAGTGGGTATGAGTGGAACACAGTTTGCACAAATTGTTCAACAGGTCGTGGCTGCGGATGTAGCGGTCAGCCGAACGGTTGTGCAAGGTTCTTTTTCATTCGCGAGCGGAAGCACGCTTGAAAATGATGCAGCTGTAGGTTTTGCAAATACTGACCAGACCACTGGTGGAACGCTTGGTGGCGTATTCGTTCCGGAAGATGATTATGAGTTACCGATTTAAGGAGAGTGAGAGAATTGTCATTTAACAAGAAGCTACCTGAATGGAATAATCCTGGAACTGAGCCACCGCAGAGTACAAAAGACAGTGGATGGACAGCAGGAGCAAAGCCTCCGGCGGACTGGTTCAACTGGTTCTTTTACTTAGTTTATCAAGCGCTGCAGGAGCTACAGCAGAACGGCTACACGCAGGCTGAGATTACACAGGCGATCACTGCTGCTGTATCGATGGCCACAGCGACCGCGCAGAACAACCTGGTTGCGCATACGAGCCGGACGGATAATCCACACAACACAACGAAAGCGCAAGTAGGTCTAGGAAACGCAGACAATACAAAGGACATGGACAAGCCGGTGAGCACGGCGCAAGCAGCAGCGATCGCGGATCATACCAATAATAAAAATAATCCTCACAATGTCACAAAGGATCAAGTCGGACTTGGAAATGTGGACAACACAAAAGACGCGGATAAGCCTGTAAGTACACTACAACAAACTGCGCTGAATTTAAAAGCGGATAAAACAATCGCTCAATTATTTAAACTGACAGATGATAACGGATACGGAGTACGAACTTCTGACTTAAATACTATAACAGGAACAAAAGTATTTGAAGCTACTAATACTACAGTAAATACCCCTGAAACTGGACATTATTACAATGGTATTCAATTATCCAGTCCGCAATCAACGGAGGAAAAATCACAGCTTGTAGTTGATAAAAATTCCGGGAAATTTTGGACAAGATATTCTGCCGTAGGTGTGTGGAAACCTTGGATACTTTCAGAAAATGCCACTGATTCCCAAGCCAAAGCAGATGCCGCACAAACAGCCGCAATAAATTTTGCAAAAAGTTTTGGGCTAGGTAATTCCGCAACACAGTTACCAAGTGGGACTGATCTTAACAATATTGATAGTACAGGATTTTATAGGGGAAGTGCATTAGTTAATTGTCCGCCACGTATTCCCAATGATAATCAAGCAATTTGGCATTACATTATTCACATCAAGCATGATAATACATGGAAATCTCAAATTGCTGTTGAGTATCAAACGGGAACATTATTTTCTCGTGTTTTGAAAGATTCCGGCAGTGGTGGGCAGTATTCATCATGGAATCAATTAGAAACCACCATAGGATCACAGTCCAAAGCAGATGCCGCCAAGAATGACGCGATTAATTGGGCAAAGAGTTTCGGACTTGGATCGATTGCAAAAAGAGTTGCTGATGGATCAGACGCAAATAATCTTGTTTTAAGTGGTTGGTATGACGGAAGAGGACTGGTAAATGATCCTGATAATACTCAAGGAGAATGGAAAAAATACTTTGTACTAAATTCCGGGGACGCAACAAACCAATTTGTAACCCAGCTTGCTTTTACAATGACCGCCAACAATAATTTAATGTGGACACGTCAATTAACCAATGTTTCGGGAACACCAACATGGACTCCTTGGAAAAAAATTGCGAGAACAGACGACATCGATGCTTTAAAAGCAATAACACAGAACGTGAAAATTACTGCGGATGATGGAACTTATAAATATCTATACTCAAACGATGCTACTTTTGTTGCAGGGTTTAAAATACTTCCTGCAGGGTTGCATTTTGTTGGAATTCAAGATTCAGGTATTGGTAGTGTTTCCGGAGGGGCAAATGTAATCATATCTATATCACAGAGTGGTAGTTGGGGTTATGCTTTCTTCTATGATGTAACGCATAATGAAGCCGATCTTTATGTTAGAGTGCTCAACGGAGGCGCAGTATCCCCAAATTGGGTAAAGGTAAGCAATTCTGCATCAGATATTCTTACTAAAATTAAGACAGTTGACGGATCAGGAAGTGGACTTGATGCTGATCTATTAGGTGGTAAGAGTTCTAGCTTGTATCCCAGCATTGTTGCAAGTGGATTAACATATTATGTTGATCTTATTAATGGCAATGATAGTAATAATGGATTATCTGTATCAACTGCTTTTAAAACATTACAAAAAGCAATTAGCTTGATTCCTACATTTTTATTTAGTAACGTATTTATCGATGTACGTGGTACTGATCAAACGATAAATGTTGGTCTAATTCAAATAGACAATAAATTTGGATCTGGTGAAGTAATCATCAATAATAGTACAAATGGGAATATGCCGTTAAAAGGTATTTTATTTTGCCATGGTTGTCAAGCAAAATTAAATTTTCAAGGCATTATTCTTGTTGGTGATACCTCTGTTACAAGACCGAGTTCTGAATCTGATGGAGATCCGACGGTAGCATTCTTTTCTAGATGTGGATCCATACAATTCAGTAACATGGGAATAGATGGCTCAGGGAAAGGAAACATGCATGGAATTTGTCTTATGGAATCATATATATTAGTCACTAATGGATATATTTCCCATTCTAATTGGGCTATAACGGCTGATTGGGGTTCTAGAGCAGTCTTATTCGGTTTGGATGGTAGTGATAATACATGGGCAAAAGTTTCAAAGGACGGCTCACAAATAATTAAAACTGATAGTGCTCTTTCGGGTGATAACAATGAGTTTACTTCTAATGGAGGTACGATTGTATGAGTAAAACCCTTATTTTACCGACCAGTCTCCGTTACAACGATCAGGATAATAATACAGTATCATCATTTTTGGCAGATAAAATTGTTAAAACGGGTACCGATATTATCGGCTATGACGCTTCTGGAAATGAATTGTTTGCCTTCCGCGGTATATCTGATTTTTCACAGTTCACTCTTGAAGATGGACAAGTGTTTGATACCGAAAATGATCCGATGATCGATCTCCAAATGCAGAACGCACAGATTTTACTTAATTCTGCTCAGCAAGCGCAGACAATTTCAGATCTGCAAACGCAGAACGCAGCCATCATGCTGCAGCTAGCACAAATGGGAGGTGCTTCATAATGTGGAAATCATGGATTCAGCAGTATTACGAAAAAGGCTATTATACTGTCAATCAGATGAAAGTCTTTGTCACAGCAGGGTGGATCACTGCTGAGGATTATAAGACGATCACTGACGAGGATTACGCTGCTGCATAATGAAATTCGCAAGCGTTTGCGAATTTGCACATTCCAATAAAGGAGTCAAGAAGTTCAAGACCTGAGGAGGTTTTTTTATTTTACTCAATTTGAGGAGGCGAACAAATGAACAAGTACGAATTTTTCTATCGAGCTGCAGCTGCACTTATCGGAGCGGTGACCGGCTATCTGTTTGGAGGGTGGTCACCGTTGATCAGGATATTAATTGCATTTGTGATTATTGATTATGCGTCAGGTCTGCTTGCCGCGGCTTATGGTGGCGCGTTATCAAGCAAAGTGGGATTCAAGGGCATCGCCAAAAAGGTGATGCTCTTTTTCGTGGTCGCAGTCGCGCATTTATGTGATCAGGTGATAGGCATTGACCAGGTTCTAATGTCAGCGGTGATTTATTTCTACATGGCAAATGAGCTGCTCTCCATTCTTGAAAACGCTGGTCGGACAGGTTTGCCTGTACCGGACCAGATTAAAAACGCAGTACAAATACTTAAAGGAAAAGGTGATAAATAATGGCATCATTCAAAAAAAGCTATATTCACAAAAATTCTTACACACGCCCAGCTCTCAAACTTCGTGCAGTTAAAAAATTGGTAATCCACTATACTGCCACGCCAGGAGCATCCGCGCAAAATGAGCACGACTATTTTGATGGGACATGTGTTAAAGCAAAACGATATGCCTCAGCGCACATTTTCGTGGATAAGAAGGAAGCGATCAATATTATCCCACTCAATGAAGTGGCTTACCATGCAAATGATGTCCAGAAGAAAAATGCTGACGGATCACCTTGGCGCGGTGTGTCAGCCATCGCACCAAATGCGAATCTTGAATCAATCGGTGTAGAGCTGTGCATTGAGAAGGATTGGAAGTTTGACAAAAAAACCGTCACCCGTGCGCAACAAGTTTTCACTGAACTGTGCAAGACGTACAAGCTAAATGCTGGTGATATTGTCCGTCACTATGATGTTACTCGAAAGAATTGCCCTGCTCCATATGTATCTGACGAGGGGGCATTTGAGGACTTTAAGGCAGGAGTTGCTAAGTTGCTCAATAAGAAATCTGTTGTTAAGAAAGCCATCAACAAAGTGACTGCCAAGTATCCTGGTCACTTAATCCAAATTGGTAGCCGTGGTTCAGACGTAAAAAAGATCCAGAAGTTGCTCAAGGTCACAGCAGATGGGATTTTTGGAGCGAAAACAGCTGCAGCTGTCAAAGCATTTCAAAAGAAACATGGTCTTGCTGTAGACGGTGTTGTTGGCACTAGAACTTGGTTGGCAATGTTTTAAAAATAAATTTAAAAAGGGTGCGATTCACATGTTACAATCAATCATTTCAAGCGGGCTCACAGATACAGTAAAGGCAGTCGTCACCGTAGCCGGTGGCTTTTTTGTTATCTACATTAAACATCACATTGACCTGGCAAAACTCAAGAAGGCGAAAGCATATGTGGAAAGTAAACCGGCATTTGAAAAACTTGTGCAGGATGTTGGCGCCGCGGCAAAGGAAGTACTGACTTCCCCGGAGACGATCGATAAAGGAGCGGAAATAATTGCTGCAGCTGCTCAAAAGCAGGGATTTAAAGTAGACAAAGCAACAGTGGCCAAACTACTGACCGATGCTGAAACGGCTGGGGCCGCGGAGATTAAAGAGATTGTACAGGAAGTTCAGCAAACGGTACCAGGAAGTAAGGCTGTCCAAGCTCCAAATACTGTTCAAAAATAACATAATGATTAATATCCGGCTATGCCGGGATACATAAAAAAGACCCCATGTGATGGTGCAGGGAATAGATCTATATTATTCATTGCCTGTTTGGCAAAATAATAAACAACACTTAGACAGTTGCAACATTATAGCTTGGTGGGAATCTAAGCCATCCCTTTTTTAAAGCGAGTTTTTTTGCTTTCATTCCAATAATCATTTTATCCGTCTGAAATTTAAAAAACATGACAGCTACGTCTTCACGAATGCTTTGACTTGCTGCAAGGGCACATTGACCTATTGCAGCCACTAAATTTATTTGAAGAACATTGATCAATTCCTTATCTGATTGTTTAACACTATTGGGGATCAGCGTGGAGGACTCGGGTTTGAGAGAATATCCATCAGTCGGCGGAATACCTTCATCTTTCATGAATTTATCAATTTGCTTTTTGTGGGATACCGTTACTGCATGAGCATCCTTAAACAACTTTTTCAGTTCATTATCATGTGTAGTATGAAGTGCGATTTGATACTGTTCAATTACTCCATCAAGATACGATCCATATGTCCAAAGCGCCATTGCTTCTCCAATATGAATTGACCTCTTTTCTCCATCATTTAATGAACGTACAGCGTCTATAGCGACATTTGCGATATCAATAATATTTGTCATAATTTGTACCTCTTTTTTAGTCTATAATCCCAA